GCGGCGTCTAGTACAGGTGCAGCGACCCGGCGTCGATGACCGGCTTCTCCGGCGTGTCGTCCACCCGCACATACACCCGGTAGCGGCCCACGCCAGGATCGAGGGCACCGGCGTCGGGGCCGACGAGAATGCGCGCCACCCGTGTGGTGGCGGCACTGCCGACCCACGCCCCGACCGTCCACGTGGTGGCGTCCACCGGGGCGCTGGTGAGGATAGCGAACTCGACCGGCTGGGTGTTCAGGGTCACGTCGCTGGTGATGGTGGCCTCGACGTATTCGGTGGATTCGGCCGGGCGGGAGATGTTGGGCACTAGTCCTCCTCGAGCGCGGCGGCCCACCGAGCGGCGGGCATGGTTGCGAGCGTGCCGGCGGCGATGCTGGCGGTCCAACGGGGCGCGGTGAGCGCCGCAGTGATGTCGATGTTGCGGAGTTCGCCGACCTGCACAACCACCGTTGGGACGACGGTTGTCGCGTTGACCGTTGCCGGGGCGATGAGCACGTCGCCGGTCGTGGTCACGGTCGGTGCTGGGAGGCTCGCCGTGGCCGCCACGGCGATGGGCAGGATGGTCACCGATCCGGTTACCGTCGGCGCCGGGATGGTGGTCGTTGCGGCGACTGTGGCCGCGGTGATGGTCTGCCCGGTGACGATGGCCGGAGCGCCGACGCTGACCGTTGCCGCGACGGTCGTCGGGACGACATTGGCCGACCCGCCGGCGGACACACCAGGCGTCGGAATCGTTGCTGTCGCGGCGACGCTGGCCGGGGTGACGGTCGATCCTGCCGAGACCGTGACCGATGGGATAGTGGCGGTGGCGGCGGCGGTGTCGGGTGCGGTCGTAGAGCTCGCGGAAACGGTCACCGCTGGCACTGTGGCGGTCGCTGAGACCACGCCAGGCTCGACCGTGGCCGAACCACCGACGGTGACTGTCGGCGCCCCTACGGACGCCACAGCGGTCACGGTGGCCGGCTGAACGGTCGATCCGGTCGACACGGCGGCCGCGCCGATGGAGGCTGTGGCTGCGACGGTGGCCGGGGTGACGTTGGCGGCGCCGCCGGCCTCGACCGTCGGCGCACCGATGGACGCGGTTGCGGAGACTGTGGTCGCGGAGACGGTGACTCCGACGCTGACGGTGACTGCCGGGATGAGCGCCGCGCCGAGCACCCGTGCCGGGGTGACGGTGGCGTCCCCGGAGGTTTCCGCATCGGTGGTCGCCGAGACGACCTCGGACCATTCGGACAGCTCGCGGACTATTGGCGAGCCGATCGATGCTGTGGCCTGGACGACTGCCGGGGTAACTGTGGCGCCACCGGCGTCAAGAGTCGTGCCCGTCCAGGACCGAGTCGCGTCGCCCCACGTGGTGATCGACGAACCCCACGCCCCTGCGGGCACGGGAACGATCACGGTGGGTGTTGGGATCGATGCCACCGCTGCGACCACGGCCGGTTCCACGGTGGCGTTGAGAGCCACCCCGCTGACGGTCAGCGACGGATGGCCGTTGGTCTCAGTGGGCGCGGCGCCGCCGTTGAGAACCCGCAGTTCCACCGTGTCGCTGTTGACCACGTCGGCGCCGCGGATCTGGACGCAGAACTCGACCTCGGAGTTGCCGGATGCGCCCAGCGATATCGAGGCGACCGCGCCGTCGACTTCGTCCATAGTGCCGGCGACGAACGTGCCGCCGGAGCCACCGGTCAGCTGAGTAGTGGTGGCGGCGTTGTCGGCGAAGTTCGCCGAGGCCGACGATCGGACCACGCTCGAGGACGCGGTGACATTGTTCCAGCCGCCGGTGTTCAGTTGATATTGCAACTGCGGCGTCGTCCATGTGCCGGCCGCGCCAGCGGTGTCACCGCCGCGGAACCGGACCCGGAAATTGACATCGGCATCGTTGGTCGACGGGTTGGTGTTCTGGTTCGCCTGCCAAGTGGCTGTCGTCTCGGAGCCGTTGTCGTTGCGGATGCGCCATGCCGAGGTGGCGAACGAGAACATGGCTACCATGGCCGCGCCTCCCGCTCATCCCATGCGGACTTGGACGGCAGGCCCGGATCCTCCACGGCCCGTTTCATCACGGCCTCGAACTCGGCGCGCGGCAGGGACCGGCCGAACAGGACCCGCTTCCAGCCGGGACGCGACAGGTAGTCCCACAGCCCGAAGTGGTCGGCGCCGTACCACTGGCCGTCGTCGTACCAGTAGAAGTCCCGCTGCGAGTAGATGAACCGGCCCACCGTCGGATCGGCGACAGCCACGGCCTGCACGTCCAGCGCCGGCGCCTGCGACGGGTCGCCGTCCTCGTCGGACCAAGTCGTGCTATCTCCGTAGTAGATGCACCATTTCATCGGACAGCGCGGACTCTGTAGTCGAACTCGGTGGACGCGGCCAGGTCGATGTCGTCGTACTGCGTGCCGACCACACTCTGCGCAACCACCACGCCGTCGCGCTCCACGTCGTAGCCGTCGGCGGCCAGCACCGCATTCCAGGTGAGCCGAATGCTCGAGCTCGACAGCGGGGTGGCGGTCAGTCCCGACGGCGGGCCCCACAGCAGCGGCGTCGGGATGCTCGCCCGCGCCGCGATGACCAGCGGGAACAGCCAGGCGTCCTCGTCGGTGGTGCCGCCGACGCCGAGTTGGTCGATGCTGCCGACCAGCGAGGAGCCGGCCACGAACGCCGCGGGGGCATCGCCCGCCGACACCAGCGCCGACGGCACCGACGCGGCGACGGCGACGGTGACCGCGTCGACGGTGGCGTCCGAACCTGCGGCTACATGGCGGACACGCAGGATGCCCATCGCCCCGGCCGAGGACACGCCGGTGATGGTCAGGGCCCGGGTCGGTGCCACCGTCGGCGGTCCTGCGGTGACCGTGGCGTGCGCTGAGGTCAGCCGTGCGTCGTCGCCCTGGGTGGTGCCTGCGTCAAAGTCCTCGGTGATAGTGCTGACGGTTAGCCCGGTCGCGGTCAACGTGCCGACCGCGAACCCGGTGACCGAATCGGTGCGCGCACCGGACGGCAACACCAGATGGTCGTCGGCGAGCCAGTCCGGCACCCCGGCCATGACCTCGGACCAGGAGGTGCCTGCGGTCTCCTCGGACAGCACGTCCAACACAGTCTCGTAGGTGCCCGCCGCACTCTTACGGAACACGTAGATGGCGGCAGCCAAGAAGTTCCCTTGACCGCCTGGCTGGCCGGCGCTGGGTGCGGTGTCCCCGACCTGAAGAACCCGCTCGAAAACGGTGATCCGGATCTTGCCTTGATCGACGCCGGAACCGGTGATGCCGCCGAGCCCGGTCCCCACCTGGGGCCAGCCGCTCGGCTCGGATGGACCATTCGTCTCGGTGCGATGCTTGGACATCACGACTAGGCACGCCAGGTCGTCGGCGGTCACCGAATAGCCGGAAGGGAAAACAGAACTGACGCTGTTAGCGGAAGCTTGGTAACTGGTGGGTGTTCCGACCAGGGTCAGCGTCACGGTGGCCCCCGATCAGGCGGTGTTGTTCCAGACCCGCGGATAGCGGCTTGCGGTGACGCCGCCCCCGGAGAACCGATGCGTCAGCTCCTGGTACTCGTCTCCCGGGTCGGGGTTGGTCAGCCCACAGTTCCCGAACGGGATCACATGCCCGGTGGCCGCCGACCCGTCGCCGTTGAAACCGAACAGATTGCGGCCGTTGAAGTTCAGCCGCGCCTTACGCTCGGCGTTACTCGCCCCGCCGTCCATCTGGATCAGGCAGTGCGAGTCGTCGGTGCCGGACCAGCCGAGGATCTGGCAGTTCGTCATCGCGATCTTGTGCTGGACGATGACCTCGGTGTTGTCGATCGTGCACTTGACGATCCCCCGCTTGCCGGCGTTCTCCGACGCGCCGGCGATCTGCTCGGACAGGCCGCCGGACTCGAAGTGCACCGAGTCGAAATGGGCCATCACGTAGTGCGTGTTGTTCGTGCCCTCGACCGCGTGGACGCCGCCGTCGAAGTGGGCGAACCCGTCGGCCGCGTTGGCCAGGGTCACGTCCCAGGCGTCCCACGTCACGTCGCGGATGCTCACGAACGTCTGCGAGGCGACCTTCATGTAGAGCCCGTACCCAGCGATCCGGTCCCACCGGCCGCCGCGGATCCAGAAGTTCGTCGCGCCCAGACCTTCGCAGGAGATGGCGTTGCCGGTGAACGCCCCCATGTGAACCTCATCGAGTCCGGTACCTGAGTCGATCTTCGCATTGTTGGCGCCTGATGGGCCGAACCGGATCGCCGTCGCCGCGATGTTCCGCCCCGCGAACCGCATGTTGCGGAACAGCGACGCCTGGATGTTGTTGCCGCTAGCCTCTGAGTTGAACATGATCCCGTCGGTCGCGCCGTCCCACACCACATTCGGCTGGTTCACCACGTGGTTGAAACCCATGGAGCCGACGCCCCACGTCCACACCGACTGCCGAGATTGGTCCGGTTGGCAGTCGATCGTGTCAGTGATCCGGTAGGTACGGCCGGCCGGGAACACCACGACACCGAATCCGCCGTCCGCCTGGGCTGCGGTGTAGGCGGCCTGGATGGCGGCGGTGTCGTCGGTGCCGCCGCCGACGGTGTGGTTCGAGTCGCCGATCGCGCCGTAAGTCAGCACGTTGTGGCCCTGGAAGTCGGTGCCGCCGAGGAATAGCCGCTTGTCGACGATCTGTGCGGCGGTGACCGTGGTGCCGGTGGTGAATCCGTTCGGCACGTACACGGTCGCCAGCACGGTCCGCGACGACGGAACGGATGGCAGCAGCGGCACCGCCGCGGGAGTGCCCACCACGGCGGCCTTGGTGCCGACGTTGTCGACGGTTATCAGGTCGATCCGGTCACTACCGGACGAGTTCGCGGTCAACGCGACGTTGCCGGAGACGATGTTGACGTAGACGCCGTCGACGACGGCGATGCCCGCCGCCACCGACACCGAACCGTTCGCCGCGCCCGTGGTCGTGACCGCGCAGCCGCTTGATATGCCGGAGCGGAAGATGCCGGCGACGATGATGTCGAAGTCGGTTTCGGTGACGCGCGCCTGCCCCGGATAGGTGAGGCCGGCGACGTTCGGGAGCTTGAAGGCCATCAGGACTCCTAGCCGATCTGGACGAACACCCGGTCGAGGCCGTTGATCGGCGTCCGGGTCGACGTGAATGTGGCCGGAGCCGAGGACTGCCCGGTCTGGACATAGCCGGACCACACCACATTGGCGATGCTGATACTGGTCGCGCCGATACCGTGCAGCCCGCTCGAGCAGCCCGACACCACCGATGTCGCCGTTAGGGTCAGCGTGCCGATCCAGCGCACACCGCTGACATTCTCAGCCGCGAACGTCTCGGACTTCACCCCCGTCGTCGTCGTGTCCAGCGCCGAGGTTGCCTTCTGCAGCGTCGTCGGATACGAGCTGGTCCCGTTGTCGTTGTAGATCAGCAGCGTCTTAGTGGCGCCGGCGGTGCCGCCGGTGGCGACGTTGATGCCCAGGCCGGTGACCGTGGTTCCCGGCGGGAAGTCCATCCGGAATAGCCGCACGTCGCCGACCGAGTTGGTCTGAGACGAGATGGCCGCCATGAACGGCGGCGAATACCACAACCCCGAGCCGAACTGGTGCTTGAGCCCGCCGGTGAGCGTGGCCAGCGCGACGATCTCGTCGGCCTGCTTCTGCTCCAGCGTCACGTGGCTTGGCGCCGATAGCGGGTCGGTGGACGTGCCCACCATGCTGGAGAAGTCGGGGACGACACCGGGATATTGAGCAGCCACGCTTATCCTCCTGTCAGACTTCCGCCGACGAGGTCGGAGCCGCCGACGAATGACCGGCCTGTCGCGAACGCTGGCCATGCCGGCGGCTCCGTCGGGGTGGGTGTCGTCGTCGGCCCGCCCTTGTGGTTCGTCCGATGGTGCGTGACGATCACGCCGACGACACCGAGGACGAAGTTGCGGCGGGATAGGATCACGGCGTCGGTTGGTCCACACAAATGGCCTGTACGCTCAGTCGCCAGCTCTGGCCATCATCAACGGGCTTATATGCCAGTACGGTCCAGGATTGACCTGGACTTATTCCCGAAGGAGATGAAGCGTACGAATCCCGGATCACTGTTGATCCCCCTCCGGTGAATCCGCCGCCCCCAATAACGATCTTACCCGTAGGGCACGTTGCCGTTACCGACTTGAATTGCGCCAAGTCGATGGGGCCAAAGGCTTGAACCAATTCCAGTCCAGCAACCCCACCCGCTGGACCTTGCGGCCCAGTCTGACTCCAATTCAGCGCTGTGGATCCAGACGGACAAGTCGCCGCCGAATCGATGACACTGAGAGCACCGGTGTTGTTTTTATAACAACCGTTGATCGTTCCGTCGGCGGCTGGAATCGAAGCGTATGCGACTCCGCCAGCTAAGAGAATCACGATGGCCAGAATCACAAGGCCCAGCTTCTTCATGTGTCTGCCTCTCACGCGAGATCGATCGCGAAAATACCCGCGGCCGCCCACTGGATGGCGAACGTGCCGTTCGTGGTCGAGTAGTCCGCGCCGAAATTGATACCCACAATCAGATTGCCAGCCACGATGTAGATTTTCGCGCCGCGAACACTCGGCAACGTGGTAGACGCTACAGATACGTCAGTAGCATCGAACATTAGCGACTCTGTCGGCGATTCCGACACTGTTGTACCGGTAATCGCCACGCCGCCGGCAGCCCAGTTGGTACCGGTGACTTCATTGGTCACCGCATAGACGGTCTCGGTAGAGAAGTTCGGCGTCTCAGTGTTGTTGTAGAGCGCGATCTTATGTGTTTCGAGATCGAGATCGACGGCAAGTTGCGAGGTGTCAAGGATGTCTCTGAAGGTGGTGTAGTACAAACCACTCTTGGTCCAGGCCATGACTCAGACTCCCGTCTGCTCTGCGTCGCCGCCGACACTCAGACCGGTACGGCCCTCGCGCTCCTCGGCACGGATCTTCTGCACCTTCGCCACCGCCTTATCCCGGGCCTTGCGATTGGCCTCGGACGGGTCCTCGCGGTAGGCGTCCTTCGCGGCCACCAACTGGTCGACCGCGGCCGTCTCACGGCTACTTGTCACGGCGTAACTCCTCAGCCTTGATCTTGATGGGATCTGGTTTGACCGTCACGTCCTGGCCATCCCAGCGTTCGGTGACGTCCACCTTGTGGTGGTCATGCACATCGGTGGTGACCTTCCGCATCTGCTTACGGGCCGGGTCGGCGACGTACAGGCTGCGATAGTGCTCGGCCTGGGTGGCGCAGCAGCCGCGGGCACAGCGCGTGCTCACCACATCCACGGTCTGCTCAATGTCACGGTCCACGGCTCACTCCGTTACTTCGCCGAAGCACTTGGTGTTGCCGCTAGCCTGCTTGCGGTCAGCCGGGTACAGGTGGATCGAGAATGCGCCCGGCGTGGCCACGAATCCCGAGATCGGATTGAACGGATCCCAGAATGCGAAGTAGCCGGGCAGTGTCCCGTCGGGCTGCCAGTAGCGGGGCAGCACGACCAGGTCGTAGCCGTTCTCGTCCAGCAGCGCGCCGACGTTGGCGTGCGCGTTGTTCGACGGGTCCTTGGCCCAGTTGAGCTCACCGATGTACTGTCCGCCGGGAGTGCCGCCGGACACCTCGTAGTACCAGGTGCCGGGCTGCCCGAGGTAGTGCGGCGCGATCGGGTCGACGGCGTTCAGTTCGACGGCGCTGATCGGGACCTGCTGGACCCGGCACTCCAGCCCGTGCGCGCTCGGCGCCGCAGCGAGCAGCAGGACGGCGACGAGCAGCAGGACGCGCCTAACCACTGAGCGTCTCGGAGTTGGTCAGCGACGGACCCGGCGCGGACGTGATCGCGTCCGAGCCGACCGAGGTCAGCACGGATAGCAGCGTGGCGAGCCCGGCGATCGAGGCGCCCTTGACCCAGTCGACCTCGAGGATTCCGGTCGCGTCGGCGACAAGGAACGCGGCGAACGCCTGCGCGAATGTCTTGACCGCCCGTTCGGCGGCAGCCTTCCAGAAAGCGGCAGTGAGCATGGCGAATCCCCCTTCATCTGTGCCAGGGACGGAAGTCCCAGGCGAAATGGAAAGCCCACGATGCGAGGGCCAGGACGAACAGATCCACGGCGTCGAGACTCGCGCCGAAGGCGACGAGGACCAGCAGCACGGCGGCGATTACGGCGAACATCACGGCTCCCTAGTTGTAGTAGAACGCGACATAGATGGCGACGAAAACACCGATACCGGACAGGACCGAGGTCACCGCCCAACGGAAAAGACTGCTGCGGTGGTCCTTCTCCCGCTCGTGCCGCTCGTCGTGCATCTGATGCTCCGAGTCGTGCGACTGCAAAGACGACTCGACTTCCTTGCTGACCCCTTTGATCTCGGCGAGCAGTTCCTTACGGACCCCTTCGATCAGTCCGTACACCTCGCGGAGTGTGATGTCCCCGTTAGGCACGAGTGCCCCTCCCGTGCTTGGTCTCAACGATGTTTCTTCGGTCATGGCCACACACGTCACTTCGACAACTCGACGGCTCTCCTAACGGATGAATAGAGAAGCGGCGAGGGACAGCAATGCCAGCCCGATCGCCAGCCCCACACCCAGGGCGTATTCTTTGCCGGCGACCCGGCCGCCGGCAGTGCCAGCCTCGACGGCCCGCGAGTTGGCGCCGGACTTGACATCGTCGATCAAGTCACGGATCGCCTTGATCTCCACGTCAAAGTTCAGCTTCAACGCGTCGAGCTGTTTCGTCGTCGCGTCCTCGGCCTTGCCGGTGGCCTCCTTCGCCGCGGCCAGCGCAGCGGTCAGTGCCTGGTCCCTGGCCGCGAGCGCCTCCTTCAGCAGCTCCTTGAGTGCCGCCACCTGGTCGACCAGCGCCCGGTGCTGAGAGTCCCGCAGGCGATCCAAGCCCTCGTGATGCTTGTCGTGCGCTCTCGCCAGCGCCTCGATCTCCGAGACATCGGCCCTGCGTTCGGCCTTCGTCAGCTCCCGCAGGTGGTTGATCTCCCGGATGAGCGCCTCAGTCGTGAGAACTGTCGGGTCCGGCCGCGGAACCGAAGGCCCGAGGTTCATGTCGTCGGCCATCGTCCCCCCCTAGAGCCGTTCGTCCACCTGCACCGTCTGCTCGGCCGCCGACCCAGCAGGTGGCCGGGCTCCCCCCGGGCACGGTTCCCCGTTCACGCGGTGCCGCTTGACCATGCCGGTGGCGAACGCCAGCGGATGCTCCCGCTCGCACACCGTGCACACGCCGCGGTCAGGTGCCGCGCCGCGGATGGTGCGAAGCGCCCTACGGCGAACGACGGCCACGGCTCACGGCGCCGGGTACACCGAGCGGACCTCGGCCAGCGTCCCCTCGGCCTGCGGGAACCACTGCAACAACTGCGAGGACACCTCGGCGTCCTCGTCGAACGGCACACCCGCGGCCCGCAACTGCGTGAACGCCGCGAAGTCCGCGACGTGACGCCGCGACGTGCCGGTCAGCAGCCAGATCCGGGTCGGGTCGGTGCCGGCTTGCTTGACAAGGATCATGTCGGTGGCCTTTCGGAGAAGGTCGAGCGACGGAGGCGGCTCGGGTGCGGGCGGTGGCGGGACGACCACGCCGCCGGAGCCGTAGACGGGATGGTTCACCAGCTGGTAGTCCAGCGCGTTCTCGAGCCGCGAGTAGCGGAACCCGCCCGGGTCCCAGTGCGTGTTTCCGCTCGTGTGGACGTGGCCGAGAATGCCGCGGTAGGCGTCGAACTGCGGGCCGGACAGCCGCACGTCGTCGTACCAGGTTTTGCGGCCCTCCCGCCACGTCACGGACGACTGCAGCGGCAGATCCCAGTCGCGATGAATCTGCAGGATCATCGCCGCGATGTCCCGCATGTGGCTGGCGGTCAGGTCGCCGACCCAGATCCCGCCGCGCTCCACGGCCAGGCGATAGTCGCTGTAGCAGATGATCTCAAGCTGGAACACGTTGTCGCGGTTCTCCCGCACCAATGTGGACGACGGGTCACGCAGCGCCCGCGACGAGCGGTTGATGCCGAAGTGCTGGCGTATCTGCCGGAACTTCGGGTAGTAGGTGGCGTTCGGCGCCGACGCACCCGCGCTGTAACCGGGCCAGCCGCCGGTCTCCGTGGTGTGCAGTAGGAATTTGTCCACCCGCGGGAACGTCGTGCCCGAGTAGTTGTCGGCGTACCACTGGGCTGTGATGTTGGCGCCGCGCAGGTAGATGGTCGGCATCACTTCGCCTTGGGCTTAGGCTGCGGCACTGGTTTACCGTTCTCGGTACGACCAGGATCGGGCCGCGTTGGCACTGGCTTATCGGCCATGTCAGTCCTCCGGCACCGTCGGATGCGACTCTTCCTCGAGCTCGCTGTCGTCGACCGGCTCCTGCGGGCCGTCGGACTCGGCCGGCGGCGGAACGTCGGTGTACGGGTCGTATTCGTTAGGCATGATTCCCCCTCATCTGCGTCGTTGCGTGAAAGCTCCGAATGCTGCGGTCGACCCGCGAGTCGCAGAACGTGTCCCACCCCGCCCGGACAGCGCCGCCAACGCACGCGCGATCGTCGGCGAGTACGAGTCCAGCTCCAACGTGGCCGACGCAGACGACGTATCGAAGTCCGTGCCGACGATCTGAAACACCGTCACCCCGTCCCGGTCGGTCACGTTCAGCGAGTTCGGGTTCGGCGTGATGCCGCGCACCCGGATCAGGTTCCCGGGCCGGATCTCCCACGGATCGACCATCCGACCACGCTCATGGTCATAGATGCGCCGGGCGACCGTCAGGGTGCCCGCGTTCGGCGGGGTCGCGTGTTCGGCGAGGAACTGGTCCCCGGCCTGGTCTGCATTGGTCGGCGAGGACACCTCGTCACCCAGGTCGAGGAACGCATCACGAGTGAACGCGAGCTGAGCAACCGTGGCGGTGCGGCGAGTCGTTTGAATCCAGCCGCGGGAGTCCCGCCACCGTACCGTCACCGCGTTGTACAGCCCGTCCGCCGAGCCGGTCGATGAGTAGCCATCGACCACGTCCGCCTCGTAGCGGACCGTCGTCGGCCATGCCTTCCACTCGAACTTGTACTTACCGGCCGAGTTGCGGGTCGTGGCCTGCCAGAAATAAGCAGGCTCGTACATCATCAGATCGTCCAGCACCTTGGCCGGAGTCACACCATCCGGGTACGACAGATGGTCGATGGCATACGTGTTCGTGGCCACCGTCGCATTTGCCCCGTCGAACTCGGTCAGCAGCCGCCCCAGCAGATCCTCCACGATCTGATGCGCCAACACCGAATGCGCGGTGTATCCCGAAGCGCCCACCGTGGCGCCGGACTTGTCGAGCCGCTGGCATTGGATGTACAGCCCGCCGACCTCGGACCAGGTAACGCCGCCAGTGAAATTGTTACCGGCGGCGCCGGTCCATCGGATCTGCATCTCCACCACGTCGTTAGTGACGGCGAAATCGGTCGTCATCACCTTCGGCGACGGCGCCGTCTCAGACGTGGAGAATGTCTCGCTGCGCACCACCGCATTCGACGGCTGCACCACCGCTCGCACCAGCAGGCTGGCATGAGTGCGGCCCTCGATGTGGCGGTAATCGAATCGGGCGAGTTTCAACCCGGCTTGACGCAGCCCCGGATACCGCACCGTGTACGTCCCATTGGTCGGGGTGTCCACATTGTCGACGAAGCGCATCGTGATGGCATTGATAGTGCTGTCCGGGGTGTACTCGTCGACCTCAGAAGCCGCCCCGTCTCTATTTGTCGTGCTGGCCAGGCGGCTCGGGAAAAAGTTCGTCAGAATGCGGTCCACGTAGATCAGCGGCACGGTGCGGTCCTGCGCGTGCGCCGACGGGCCGACCGCCGCCAGATTCCACACCTGACCATCGCTACCAACGCCCCGGCCCGGGTCCTCCAGCCGGCCGCCCGCCATCCACTGAGCGTTGCGTTTGTCGTACACGTCGACGTCGGTGTAGTAGGCGAGCTCGTCCGCCGACATTGACAGCGGCCGGTCCAGGGAGAACTGCACGGAGGCACACCCACCCGGCGCCACCCAGCGGTATTGCAGCGAACGCAACTCGGACTCGATGTGCCTGGTAGCCCGGCTGTTCGACAACTGCACTGACAGCGGGATCGGCAGGCTCACGTCGAAGCCGGCCTAACCGTCAGGTAAAGCGGGTAGTACGCCACCGACACCGTCGTGGTCGCGGCGATCGCATGCGCCCGCGACTCCGCCACCTCATACAGCATGTAGATCCGGTTCGTCTGCCCCGGCGTCAACAACGGAAGTCCGCCCGAGCGCGCGGCTGGCGCCTCCACCGACACCACCTCATCCGCCGACGTGCGACCATGCACCGACCAGTCGTAGGCGTCCAGCCAGCGCCGGTCCGACGCCGACTCCGTCTCGCCCCACTCGATCAGCCCGAACCGGTCATCAGCCGGAACCAGCAGCACGAAATCCAGATCCAGCGACCCCGAACCCGACGTACGCCCGGCTTCGATCTCGATCCTGAACCTGTCGTCCACCACCAGTTCGGTGCCGCTGCGGAAGTCGTACACCGAATCGAGCCCGTACGGAATTGAGATCAGCCCGAGATCGGCCATGGTGATATTCGTCGTGTTCGGCGTGGCAAACGTGTCGTTCGTGATGACATCGTTGCGTGAGCCGTCACCCCACACCAGACGAAGATTGATCCCATCGCCGCTGGTGTTCTTCCGGTAACGCACAAACACCCGATACGTGCCGCGCAGATCCACCGACGCCGTACCCAGATCCGTCAACGTCAACCGGGCCGTCAGCAGAGCGTTCGTCGAGAAGGTGCACCGCGAATAGTTGTTGCCCGCCCCGGAGAAGGCCGCATCGTTCGCCTGTGTCGTGGTGTCCGGTCCCTGCGTCATCGCCTCGGCCTGGAACACGAACGGTGTCCCCGACGGCGTGCCCCGGCGGCGCACCGCGAACAACGACTGCCGCGTCTCGGCCACCGCCGACTCCGGCCATCGGATCAGCGCCGGGGACTCCACATCGCCCTTCACCCCGGTCACATCCACGAAACAGCCGTTGCTGCCCGCCGCCGGGTCCGCGGACACCGTCACAGCCGACACCGGGGTCTCGAGCAGGCCGTAGGCGAAAGGCTCGGCCAGGAACGCCACCGACAGCAGCTTCCGTGTACCGTCGATCTTCCCCAGGTCTTGCACCTCGTCCGCCGACGTGCGGAACGTGCGGAAGAACACCGGGTTCGTCGTCTCCTGCTGCCACCGCAGGAAGTTGACCGGCCGGTTCAACTCCCGGTAGAAGTTCTGCAGCTGGGTCGCGGTGGCATCGGCTGACGCCGCGTTCACCGAAAGCATCAGCTGGATGGTCCGCAATCCGTACGCCGACGCCGGGATCACCGCGCCGTCAGCCAGCAGCGTCGATGCGACAGCCTGATCCAGCGGCGGCGGCGAGAACTGGGTGCCCTCGGTATGCAGCCGCCACGTCGTGCGGTCGTTCAGATCCAGCCGCGTGGTGGGGCTCGAGGCGATCGAGTCGACGAACTTCAGGCTCGACGCCATCTAGCCGCCCCTCCCATACAGGTTTGCTTGCCTGGCCGCGTCAACCCGCGGCATGACGATCCCAGCGCGGCGCATCTCGCCGACCAGGTCGCGGGCGAACTGGCGGGAGTCCATGCCGCCGCCGGTGGCGCCCCCCCGTGATCCCGTTAACGCCTTGGTGTCCTTGTTCGACACGATCACCCCGGCCCGGTCGGGGATGAACAACTCCCGACCCTGCTCACCGACGATGTACGGATCGCCGGCCTTCACCGGCCCGCCGTGCTGACGGCCTTCCATGATCTGCCGGGTGGTAACGCCGGCCGGCAACTGGGCGTGGGCGGTGATGGTGACGGTCTTGGACTTGATCGAATCCAGCCAGGCTTTCGCGTTGATCCACGTGTTCAAGCCCTGCGTCTTCAAGTCCAGAGTCGCCTTGTAGGTGCCGGCGAAGTCCTCGGCCTCGCCGCGCAGGTCCGCGACTCGGCCACGGATCGTCTCGGCCTGCCCGGCGGTGATCGCACCCTGAGCGACCCACTGGCGTAACTTGCCCTCGAACGCGTCGAACGACAGGTCGCCGTTGATCGCCGCAGCCTCGGCCTTGGACACCGCCTGGGCCACCTTGAACGCTGCGGCTTCCACGTCCGCCTGGGTGGATGTCACATCCGCGAGCGTCTCGTCATAAGCCACGTTCGCGGCGGCTACGTCGTCGATCGCGGCACTAAGCGCGAACACCGGGTCGGTGGCTCGCTGCAAAGTGTCCAGATAGGCGCCGAGCGTCTCGTTCGCAATCTGGGCCTGTGAGGCTTGTTCACCGAGAGCAGCCGCCATTCCCTCGGCGGACGACTTGGCGCCGTCCATCGCCGAGGAGAACGTCTTGGCCGTCACCTCCGCCTGATCCGCCATCACCGTCATCAGTGAGACGTTCTCAACGCCGAACACGTCCTTGAAGAAATCTTGGATGACGTCATTCGATTTCTCAGCGCTCTCACCGAGCATCTCGAAGAATTCGGCACCGGTGACGTTGAACTCTTTGATCTTCTCAGTAGCGGACTCAAGCCCAGTCTGCTCGGCGAACTGATCTACCTCATCCAAGGCTTCGATAGCGACGTTGGCGAAATCCTTGAAAGCGTCGGCGCCCTCCTTGATGGCGGGCACGAAGTCATCGAGCATCTCAGCGCCAAGTCTCGCTAGCGCCGTCTCAGCATTAGCCAGCGAGCCGCGGATGGTGTCACCCATGCTCTGGGCGGCGCCCTCGATCTTGATGTTGTTCTCGCCGAAGCCCTTAGAGCCCTGCTCCCACAGGTCGAAGAAGCCCTCAGCATCTACGGTGCCCTCAGAGATCATCTCCCGCATCTGCGCAGCCGTCACACCAGCAGCATCGGCCAACAACTCGAGCGCGGGCACGCCGCGAGTTTGTAGCTGGTTCAACGTCTCGCCGGTAAGTCGGCCTTCGCTCTGGATCTTGCCGAAGATGTCTCCGATCTCACCTAGCGGCGCGATCGCGAACGCGGCGGTGTCCGCGGTCATTTCGAGTCGTTGGTTGACCTCATCGAGATCGACACCGGCCGCCACGAACTGGGCCATCGTGGACGCGCCATCATCCAGAGAGAACGCCGTGCCAGTGACCGTGTCGGTCAGACCCGCCATCAACTTCTCGGCCTGCGCTGTCGATAGGCCCATCTGATCAAGCCGTTTACGGGCGTCGTCCAGGTTGGAGAGTCGGCTGAACCCGCCGACCATCACCTTGTCCCAGGCTTGCCAGCCCGTCACCACTCCGGCGACGGCACCAGTGATCTTGCCGAATATCGCACTCGAGCCCGAGCCGAGCTTGGATAGGTTCTGCTCAGTCTTGGCCGACTTGGAGCCGATCTGATCGAAGACCTTGCTCGCCTTATCGCGGGCAATAATGTCGAAGTTGAGCGCAGGCATTGCTCACCTCCGATGTGACCTATGACCTATTGGCAACTCGCCGAACCGGGCGTACGTTAGAAGCAGAAGAAGGGGATTCGATGGCTCAGCGCCGCACTAATGTGGCCGTGTTCAGTTTCCTTGGTGTCATCCTGGGGATCGTGCTCGCTGGCGTAGCCGGCTACGGCGCCATCACCGAGGTCGTCCTCGCGATGATTGCCGGGGGACTGTTTGGGGCGGTCGTCGGCGCTAACTGGACGACGGCACCGGCACCGGATCAGCGCCGCTCCCGCATCACATCCAAGTAGGTCGCCCGCAGCCGTTCGTCCATCGCCAGCAGATCGTCGAACGGGATGCGCGTCAGGACGCTGAGCTCGACGAGTTCGCGGGTCGTCGATCCCGCTTCGTAGGGTCCTCAGCCGCTCCACCCAGCACCGTGATGTCATCGACGCGGTCGAGCCACTTCTCGAACTCTTCCTCGCCGATGATGCCGCCGAGCTTCAAACTGACCCAGGTCAGGTAGTAGAGCCACTCCTGGCGGCCCCGCGGCTCGCCCTTGACGCGGGGATGGAACGCATCGGCGAAAGCCATCTCAAACTTCCGCTCGAACTCCACCTCGGCCCGGGCGCCGGCCGTCGTCTCCTGCTCGGAACCGTCCAGATAGACGACCTTGATCTTGTTCAAATCGACCTCGCCAGCTTGTTAGCAACCCGTTCCAGCACGGTCAGCAGTTCCTTGCGAACCGCCGGCCCACCAGCCTCCATCGGCTCAGTGAACCAGCCCTTCGGCACGTCCTGGAACACGAACGGGCCCCGGCCGAACACCGGGTGCGCCACCCGGCCCCGGTCAATGCGGAACGGGTCGGCCACTGCGTTCGACTTGGCTTCGATGCGAATCCCCGCATGGCCACCGGTGGTGCGCCGCTTGTGCGGCAACGACGTACGCGCCACCCGCCGACCCAATCCGCCGCGAGACGGCAGGATCGACCGGGCCGAGTCCTTTGCGGCCTTCTTCAGCGGCTTGGTGGCCTTCGTGATCCCCGTCGTCAGCTCCCGCCTCAACGCAGGCCCGCCGTGCTTACGCAGGGCGCGAGACAAGGCGATGAAGTCCTCGGTGTCGACGACCCGGATCTCAACGACCACTATCCGACCTTCTGGAACGGCGTCGCTGCATTCCAGGAGCACGCGCCCTCGATCGGTCCATCTACAGCCTGGGAGACCGCGAAGTCCAGGAACGCAGTACCGAACCAGTACTGGTTCGGGCTGTTGAATCGGTCTGGGTAGAAGTAGAACTTGCGCGCCACGCCGTCCACCGCAGCCGTGTAGGTCTGAACGGTAGCGTCGTCATACCAGAAGTCGAAGTTGCCGGACTGGTCCGGCAGGCCCGCAACATAGACCTTCGAGGTATCACCGAAGGCGGTGACATCCGTCTTGTCGGTCGTGGCGTTCAACGCATTCGACTTGACAAACGCGCCGGGCTCCGCCGTACCGCCGCTTGTCAAGTTCCAGTAGACTGCACCGTTTCTTCCGTGCCGCCTGGCCATTTGATCTCCTAAATAATGACGGGCTGACGGTCAAACAACCGCAGCAGTTTCTTGGCATGTGCAGTAAATGTCCGATCGGCTATCGCCGCGCGGGCTTGCCGTGCCACCCCTTCCCGAAGGCCGTCGTGACGCAGCCACCAACGCAGCTTCTCCGATGCGTCCTCGGCGCCGACGAACGCCGGCAGCATGTGCAGCACCTCGTCGCTTTCCGGCCGCGGATCGCGCAGGAAGAACAACCCGGTAGCGGCCATCTCCACCTCGCGAGGACCCATCGAACCGCCCCAGATCAAATGATCGGCATCGGCCTCGCGGCGATACAGGTTCAGCCCGAGCTTGCTGGAGCGGTACAGGTCAACGGCCTCGGTATTATCCATGCAGTAGTCGATCTGATGGATGACGTAGTGCCGGATCGGCGAATCCTCTGTGAGCCGCTGCCAGTTCCCACCGAGCTTCACGCTGAGACCCCCCAGGTCCATTGCCTCAAAGAACTCCACTCGGGATGGGAAGCCGGTGCCGACGAACGAGAAGTCGCAGACCAGATCCGGATCTGCCGGCCCGGGATGGTGGAGGCTCGGACGGTAGGCGTGGGGTGCCCACACGGTTGGGGCGACCGCCTCGAACCGCTCGATGTTCGTCGGGTCGTTGAGCAGGTTCAAGTCAGCGTGGGCGGCGATACCGAGCTGCCGCTCATCTTCGTAGGGGCTCTCTGTGTGCAGCAGGACGACGCGGGTGCCATAGTTGCGCGCCTGGTCGAGTAGCCGCGGGTCGGTGAAGAACGCCGACACGGCCAGCATCACGTCAGGCCGGGTCTTGTACAGCGTGGCGGCGAGCCGGTCGGCGGCGAACTGCTTGACTTGGTCCGCATCCAGCACTCTCTGGAGCCCGGCCCCGTCACCCTTGTCGATATGGACACCTTCGTAGAAGTTGAGCACGTCTCCGAGCGGATATTCGATGACGGTCTCGCCGAGCTCGCGCAGCGCCTCGACCCACCCGTTGTGTACATCCGCAACTGAAAACGATGGGCCGGGGTGGACGACCAGCCAGCGCATCAGCCGACCTCGACGACAATGTCGGTGGCCAGGTATTCGACACCGGCGAACACGGTGATCCGCTCATCCTCAACGAGCGTGGCGTGCGCGTAGTCGACGATCCCGCCTAGCGTCGGGTCGGCGTCGATGGCGGCCTTGATGGACTTGGCCCCGGTGCTCGCCAGGTACTCGTCGATGGTCTCCTGCGCGGCCTTCTGCTCGGCCCACGGCATGAGCACCGTGACGGCGAACGTGGTGTCGTCCTCGCCGTCCATGGATACGCCGAACACGGTCTGGCGGCGCTTGACGTATGCGTGCGGCGGGTTGGGGACCGTCGGCACGGTCGGGCTGTGCCGCAGGCCAGCGATGGTGGCGAGCCGGTCGTCGATGCCCTCGCGGATCTCCTGCACCGTGGCCATCTACGCCACCAACACGGGGTAGCGCTGATACGGCATCAGCATCCTGGCGACCTTCGGGTTCTCCCGGATCCGTACAGCGCCGAACTCGCTCCACCCGGCGATCCCGAACGGGGCGTCCTTGAGCTTGAACAACTCGGCGGCCAGCATCAGGCAGGCTTCCTTGACCGCCGACGGTGCCGCGGTGGGCCAGCCGAACGTACCGACGATCTGCACCCGGTTCATCCGCTGCTGCGAGTAGGCGTACGGCACCGGGAACGTCTGAGTACCGACGGCGCGCACCTCGGTGTAGGGCCGCGCCTCTGGGCCGCTGGCCGCGTTCACCGGCCACAGTTGGTAGTCCGTCGCCGCCCAGGTCGTCTCGAACACGCCGTCGCCGGAGGCGTCGGTCTTGAGGCTGGTGACGGTGGCGATGTCGCCGACCCACACGTCGGTGTCGGCCGGGCGCAGGCAATACCGGTCGGTGGCGACAAACGTGGCAGTGGTGGAGCCGGTGATGTAGAAGATGCGCTGGCAGTGTTGGTCGATGGCCCGCGACGCCGAGTCCAGCGCCGAGTCCACCAGTGTGTCCTCGAGACTGTCGGGAATGCCGAATCGGGCCTTGAGCTCGGCGGCGGTGGCGTACAGGTTCGGCACAGTCAATCCCCTTACCTGGCTGCCCAGCCGTCGTGGTGGATAGCGGTCGGTTCGCCGCCGATGAAGTGTCCACGCAGCCCGGCAACCAACCAGTCATCGACCAGTTGGGCGTCGGCGGCGTTCTTCGCGTAATCCGGCCTCCACGTGGCCGTCCGCAGCGCCGCCACCCGGCACATGATCCCGTCCGAGTCGAGGTGACCATGCGCGAATGTGGCATCGCCGATGATGAACCGGCCTTCGCCGCCTATCCGGAATTGCACCGGGGAGATCGTGAAATCGGCGCCCATCTCGACCAGCGCGGCCACGTGACGTTCCACGTGATCCGGCAGCAGTTCGTCGTCGTCGCCGAGGAACCCGACGTACTCGCCGAGCGCCAACACCGACCCGATCTGCCACGGGTAAGCACCGGTGCTGCGTTCGCGGCCGTCCCGCCACGACTCGTTGATCTCAACGAACCGGACGCCGGGCAGCCCGGCCACCTTCTCGGCCAGTCCGGGGTTGCGATCGGACACGATAACGTGCTCGACGTCGGGCCACGTCTGCGCCCGCACCGACGGGGCGCACCGATCCAGCAGCAGATGTTCCCGGCCGGGAATGGTAGGGGTGACGATCGACGCGAGCGTCACGCCGCGACCTCCAGCGTCTCAGCGACCACCATCCGCTTGACGATCTCAGTGAAGAACACCGACGGCTCCCACCCGAGTATTCGTCCAGCCTTGGCCGGGTCGCCGCACAGATGCTCCACATCGGCCGGGCGGAACAGGCCGGGATCAACCTGCACGTGGTCCCGCCAGTCCAATCCAGCCTCGGCGAACGCCACCTCACACAACTCGGCCACCGAATGGGACTCGCCGGTGGCGAGCACGTAGTCGTCGGGTTGTTCTTGCTCGGCGATCAGTGCCCAGGCCCGCATGAAGTCCGGTATCCAGCCCCAGTCGCGGCGAGCGGCCAGGTTCCCCAGCCGCAGGTCGGCTTGTTCGCCGCGGGCGATGCGTGCCACCGCGGCGGTCACCTTGCGGGTCACGAACTCCTCGCCGCGCCGCGGCGATTCGGCGTTGAACATGACCGCTGTCGAGGCGTGCATGCCGTACGAGTCGCGGTAGTTCACGGTCGTGTGGTGGGCGAATAGTTTCGCCACTCCGTACGGGCTGCGAGGATGGAACGGCGTCGACTCCGACTGTGGCGCTGGGGAGCTGCCGAACATCTCCGACGTGGACGCCTGCACGAACCGGGTGTCGGGGTTGACTGCGCGGATCGCTTCGAGCATCCGCAGGCAGCCCAGCCCGGTCACCTCGGTCATCAATGTGGGCTGCTGCCACGACATGCCCACGTAGGTCAACGCGCCGAGGTTGAACACGACATCTGGTTCTGCGGTGACGAGCGCGCGTTGCAGCGACGACTGGTCCAGCAGGTCGCCCTCGATCAGGGTGATCTCGGGCACCAGCGACTCAATCCATGCTCGTTTCGGGTTCCGTTGTCCGTGCAGCAGCCCGAACACCTGATGCCCCTCGGCAGCGAGTTGCTCAGCCAGGTACGAGCCGGCTTGTCCGGTGATGCCGGTGATGAGCGCCCTCACAGCAGCACCGGCATCGGCAGAGGTACCAGGAACCGGCCACCAGCGGCCGTGTACGCCGCCTCACGGCGCAGAACGCCGGGCAGGTAGTTCCAGGCCAGCAGCAGGTACACGTCGGGCTCAGGGCGCTCCCCTGGGCCGCAGACGGGGATCTTCGAGCCCGGCGTGTAGCGGCCTATCTTGTGCGGCGTGGTGTCGACGATGTGGTCGAGCCGGTCGGGGCCGATGCCGCAGAAGTTCAGCAGTGTCGCCGATTTCGCAGACGCCGCGTATCCGGCGACCTTGTGGCCGGCGGCGATCTGTTCGTCGAGCAGGGCCAGCAGTCGGGTGCGGATGTGCTCGACCCGGCCTTGCAGGCTCATGAACGTGGACGGCTGGCGCAGCCAGGACGGTTCGGTCATCTCGATCGGCTCACCCCGACCGAACACCACCCGGATCGACCCGCCCTGCGCAGGGGTCGGAGTCACCGACCGGACCGCGAGGCCGTGCTGGGTCGCCACCCGGGCCAGCGAATCGGCGGTGAAGTAGTAGCGGTGCTCGTGATAGACGTGGTCGAACTGGCCGCCGGCGAGCAGGTCCGCAAGATACTGCACCTCCACCACGGCGACGCCGTCGGGGGCGAGCAGGTGCTCGACGCCGGCGAAGAAGTCATGCAGGTCCGACACGTGCGCGGCCACGTTGTTGGCCACGACCACGTCGGCGGCGCCGTGGTTTGCGACGATCCGACGGGCCGTTTCCAGCCCGAACGGCTCGTGCATCACGGTCAGCCCCTTGGCTCGCGCCATTGCTGCCGGGCCGTCGGCGGGCTCGACGCCGAGTGTGCGGCAACCGAACCGGGGAAGCAGGGTTCCGTCGTTGCAGGCGATCTCGACTAGGAACTTACCGGCGTCCAGGCTGAGCTGTTGCTTCAACTGCGTGGCGTAGTCGGCGAAGTACGACACCGCCGACGGCGACGAGCCGGTGAAGAACGCGTAATCCTCGCCGTACAACAGCCCATCCGGCACGATCTCGGTCAACTGGACCAACCAGCAGGACGTGCACACCGCCAATTGCAGCGGATAGCGGTCCTCCGGCTCCTCGGCGGACGCCGGGAACCGGTCGGCCAGCGGCGAGTCACCCAAGTCGAGGAAGGTATGCAGGTCACCCGCGCCGCAGCCGCCACAAGAAACCCTACGCATCGGCGTTCTCCCGCAGTCGCCGATCGAAGGTCTCCCGATCCTGGGTGGCTTGCCTCTCGCCGATCTTGTAAATGTCGTCCGGTTCACCCTTGCCGAACATCGGATGCAAGTGCTCGACCACCGACCCCAGCGCCATCACCCACACGCCGCGCTGCTTCGCGACTGTGACGATCTCGTCATCGACGAACCAGTGCCGGTAGCCCTCGTGACAGACCACCTTCGGCCCGTCCCACGACCCGCCCTGCTCATCCACGTACGACCGACGCACCAGCAAATGCGTGGCGTGCCCGCCGGCCATCACTCGCGGATTGCCGAGATCATTGGTGCCGACCACATGGAACTCGTCCCCAGCCCGGGCCTGCGCCTGGTCAAGCCAGCCAGAATGGAACCGCACATCGTCGCCGACAATGAACAGCCACGGCTCGCTGGTCATCCGATAGCCGGCATTAATCCGCTCCGCGAACGTGCGGGCGTCGGCAACCAGTACCTCGGCACCGGCCTGCCGCCAAGCGTCGATCGCGTCGGTCTCATCCGGTGCCGCCACCGCATAGGCGTGGGCGACCCCGGTGGATGCCCGCAGCGATCTCATGAATCGTTCCGCGTTCTTCCACCGCATGGCCGGGACGATGACTGCGGTCTCAGTTGTGGCCGGCGGTGGTGTCACCGCCTCGGCCGGGACCTCGAACAGCCGATGCCGCCGGTAGTCGTCCTCGGCGAGCCAGAACGGCTTCATGTGTGTCGTGCGAACCCCGGTGTGGACGAACAGTGGGATGCCCATCGACTGCGCCCGCAGGCAGAACGACAGGTCCTCGGAGATCAGTTGCCCGGTGGATGTGTTCGGGACGCGGTCATACCAGATCGGCCCGTACTTTTGCTCGACTGCCTCGAACACCGACCGGTGGATCAGCAGGCAGGCAGAGCCGGTGCCGGCGCACTGAGTCAGTGTGTCCGCCGGGTAGTCCCAGCGGACTGCGAACCCCATCTGGTCGTCGACCTTCGCCCAGTCGAAGATGGTCGGGGTCGGGGCGGTGCGCCACCCGCCGGCCGCATCCGGCTCGGTCTCCCGCAGCGAGAAGCACAGCCCGCCGACCATTGGCCGCTCCTGCGGGTCGGCGGCCTCGATCAGACGGTCGATGGTGTCCGGCTCGAACCCCATATCGGTGTCGATCCAGAACAGCCACTCCGCGGTTCGGTCCTTGAGAAAGTGCTTGACGGCCTGGTTGCGTGCCTCGACCAGGCCGTCAGAGCCGCACCGCATGGCGATGTAGCCGCCGGCCATGATGCGGCCGTGGTTGGTCAGATCCCAGCCGACCATCTCGATCATCGAGTGGTGCCAGGAGTAGGTGACCTCGTTCTGATGCACATAGGCGACCGTGACCGCCTGCGCCGGGTCGCCCGTCTCCAACGCATCCAGCGTCGTCGCGGTGGGCTCAGCCACGGCGGGCCTGACGCTTCTCACCCGGCGCGGCGGTGGCGGTCTCCACCGGGGCGTCGTAGCCTTCGGGCTCCTCGGAGTAGTTCAACCCGAACCGGGCATCGTCGGAGAAATACTCCGGATGCGCGCGGACCACCGGATCATCAGCAGGCCAGTGCGACCCCTTCTGGATGACCCCACTGATCCCCGACGGCAGCTGCACAGGCGCGGTTGTCGTTGCGTACACGACCTTCATCTGATCTTCCTCTCCCTGGATATGTGGAGGCCCCCGCTCCAGGGAGGGACGGGGGCCACCACGTTCGGTCGGGTCACTCGAAACCGAGTTCCGCCAGCTTCTTCGTGACTGCTTTCACCTGATCGTCGTCGCCGTTCGATCGAGCCGTCTCCAGTTGTGCGAGCAGCGCATGCACAGCCGGGTCACCCGACTCGGACGCTCGGGCGAGTTTCCCCGAAGCCGGAGCGGCCTCGGTCTTCTTGACTTCAGGCACAGTTGCCTCCCTCATGAACGGAACATCAGAGGTCTTCACGGACACCGATCAGGTGTTGACCAGCAGACGGAAGCCCAGGTCGTTGACCGAGTTTCCGCCGATGCGGGCGTAGGCGAACCAGGCACGCTGCCCGGTCGGCATGTTCGACGTCACGTCGAAGATGTGCGGCACCTGCTCGACCGACATCCCGCCACGCCTTGCGATGACATAGTTCTGGAAGTCGCCGACCACCGCATAGCCGGCCGCCGACGCGGTCGAGGTGGTGGTATCCGGCATGTACGGCGACTCGAACACGCCCTTGTTGAACAGCAGGGACAGCCACTCAGCCTTGAGGTTCTCGGTGAACGCGTGGAACACGTTCGCCGTGCCGATCTGACGGATCTTGTTGTTCACATCGACACCCATCAGCCACGATGCCCGCCGCCGGTACTTCTGCGGCAGTGCCTGCCACACCGCGTACGGGTCGTTCGCGCCGAACGTCGTACCCGACGTTTGGATGCGAACCCGCACATTGGTGTTGGCCGACAGCGCCGTGAGGATGCCCTTGGGCTCGCCGGTACCCGAACCGCGGGTGAACTTGTCCACCAGCAGCTCGTCATAGCCGGCTGCGAGCAGCGCGGCCATCTCCTCCGCGAACGAAGGATAGTCCTGGCCGATTTCTATGGAGTAGGGAATCAGCCCACGCGCCATGTGCACGACCACACTGGGCTGCGCCAGCACAGGGCTATTGTCCGTGGTCGCCGCGGCCTCAGTCTGGAACGCCCAGGTCACACCAGCAGACGACACACCCTTCCACTGGTTCGTGTTCACCGTTACCTGGCGAGCCAGGGTCAAGAACGGGTTGTCCGACTCCTGAGCCGTCAGAATGATCGACGGGTCGATGAACACCGGGATGCCGAACCCGCCGGCAGTGGTCGTCACCTCGGCCATGGCCCGGTACTCGTTGTACCGGCGCAACGCGTCCCGCTCATCCTCGTCGAGAAGATAGTTCGCGTCGGGCTGCGTGACGACCTTCATCCATGCACTGCGATAGGCGTCGGTCTCAGTGACCAGGATGCGTCGGGCGATGTCAGGGTCACGGCGGATCTGCCGCTCCACCTCGTCCTTCTGCAACGCGGTCATGTGACCGGTCGTCGACCGGTCGTCCAGGCGCCGGAGCGCGTTCTCCCGGGTCTCGGTCGGGGTGAGCCGGCGGACGTCGGCGAACGGGTCGTCGGCGCCGTACTTGATGTTGGCAAGAGCCCGCTCCACGGCCTTCGGCTTGCGCCGGAAGATTTCCTGAACCTTGCGGTGCTCCTCGACCCGACTGATGGCCTTGTCCCGCAGCTTCAGGCCGTAGTCGAACGCCTTCTGCTCGTCGGGGGTCTTCTCCCGAAGTTCGCCCTCGTCGGTCTGGTGAATCGAACGCAGATGCGCGTCGAGCACCTCGACGTAAGCGACGAGCTCGTCGGGGGTCTTGCCTCGAAGCTCGTCGGGCACGCTGTCGTCGAGGTCGGCGACGTCCTTCCCGCGGAGCTCTTCGAGGATGGTGTTTTCCTCAGTTGTACTCATGTGATGATCCTTCGGAGTCGTAGCGCCCCGTCGTCGAGACGCTGACGGTTGATGAGAACGGTGGACGCTTCGCCACTGCCGGGCTGGTCGTCCGGATCACCGCCATCCGTGCTCCGCGCATCGGATCGCCCGGTGAGTTCAAGGTCCGCGGCGAGCCCGAGTTCGGCTGCCAGCTCGCGGAGAAGTGCACGATGTTCGGTCGGGTCCAGCTGCGCCAGCAGCGACCGCACCGACACCGTGGTCTGATCGTAGGCGGGGAACACGACCGGCCCGCATTCGGCGGTGTCCGTGTCGACGATCTCCCGCAGGTCGACGTCGCCGCTGCGGCGGGTCCACGTGTCGCCGCCGTCGGGGATGCTGAACCGGAATGACATGCCCCGGATGGCCCGCTCGGCGATGGCCTGCCGCACCGGCTCGACCGTCGCGTTGTCGAACAACTGCGCCCGCACGTACAGCCCGTTGTCGTCTTCGCGGATGTCCTGAATCGAGCCGATCGGCACGGCGCCGACACGGGGGTCGCGGCCGTGCTCGAACTGCAGCACCGGCGTGCGCTGCTCCAGGCTGCGCTTGAACGCACCCGGCAGGATCACCTCGTCGAAGTCCCCGCCGAATGCGGCGATGCGGGTGGTCTGGTTGAACACGGCGGCGTAGCCCTCGAGGGTTCGGCCGTCGTGATGTTGAAGGCTGGAGCGGGACTCGAAGTCGAATGCCCGCACGCACATGCCGGCCACGTCGGGGCGGGCCGAGCTGCCGACATCGATGCCGAACTTCTTCGCCGCTGCCTTGATCTTGGGCATTGCTTTCGCTCCGAACGGTGATTGTGATGCCCGCGCCAGCGCGTTGCGCACGTGCGCGGCGTCATGGATCGGGAAGTGCCGCTTCGACCGCGGCGTCGTCTTGCCCTGCTCGTCCTTGCTGCCGCCCGATTCGATGTAGGCGAACGCCGAGTCGGGCAGATCGTTGATCCGCTTAGCGGTCATCTCTGCCCGCTCGGTGGCGTCGAGCTCCGTGACCGTGTGCATGTCAGGACTCCTTGCCCGTCGGAAGTTTCGGCCGGTCGCCGTTCGGCACCGCCGGTTGGGTCACCGTCCCGGGCGGCTGCAACTGCACCGAAACCAGGCCGGTGTGGACCAGCAGGTTCATGTCCTGCCCGATCACCGCTGCTGTCGCCGATGGGGCGGTGAAACCCTCACGCACCAGCATCGTGATCGTCGTCGCCTGGATCTGCTGGATCTCGGCTGCGTCCTTGGCGTCCTCGCGCAGCAGCGGCATGTCCGCGGTGTCGAACCACAACTCCGAATCCGGCTCGCCGCTGCGGCTCTTCGGCAGGGTCAGAATGGACTCCAGCGATGCCGAGATGTCCTGCAGCGATGGATAGATCCACGAGTCCGCGAATATGCGCCGAGCCATGCCGAAATTGCCCTGGTTCAGCGACGACCCGGCCAGACCCTCAGAGATGCCCAGCAACGGCGCCGGCACCCGGCCCAGGAACGCGATCCGCGTCTCCCCGGCACCTTGCGTCGCCTTGAACTCCAACTGCTTGAGGTCGGCCCCGACCGGTGTCGCGTCCGCGCCGGCGGTCAAATACAGCGTGCGATAGGCGTTGGCGACGCCCTGATGCCGCTGGTCGATCATGTCGACGATGCCGTCGAACTGCTCCTTCGTCACCGCCGGGATGCCCTTGACGACCAGGTTGACGGTGGCGCCGTTCTCGAAGAACTTGACCTTGTGGTCGGTCGCCAGCCGGTCACCCTGAATGTCCCGCAGCGCCGCGGTCACCCACGACTGGCCCATCCCGGGGCGCTCCGGGTCCGGGATCTGCGACCAATGCGCGAACTCGTCCGGCAGCAGCGTCTGCGGCTTGTTCCGCGACGCGTCCAGCCCGCCGTTCTGGTACACCAACCCGAGCAGCGTGCCGTCCAGCGCGGTCGCCGCGTCCTCCGGCTCCTGCTCCGAACCCCACAACAGGCCGCACCAGTCCGGGCGCAACACCCGCAACCGGTCCGGTTGCCGCGCCACGTAAGCGTTGCCGGCCAGACCCGAGTGCCACTCCATCGTCGCAAGCAGATCGCCGGTCGTGGCGTGCGGCCACGGGCGCTCCAGGATGCCCAACTCGCGGGTTCCGAACGTGCGCCGCGGCGTCGGCGACGACGGACGGTTACGCCAGATGAACCGCGCCTGCGACAGCACCAGCGCGCGCACCATCTGCGCCGCAAACGCCGGCGGACAGGCCCGCAACGCCGCCGCATAGCCGGGCAGCGTCGCCGCGATCCGCTGCACCCGAGTACCCGCCAAAGTCTGATTCAGCCCATGCAGCGGGTACGAATGCCCGTTGTAGCTGAACTGCCCCGGGATCAGGTAGTCGGTGATGTACTGATCGATACTGAACCGGCCCTCAGACCGGCCCACATCGTCACGTTCAGCGGCGATCCGCTCAAGCAGTCCTGCCGCCACATTCAGCCACCCTTACTCACCAGAGCAGACGAGGCGCGACCCTCTTTCCACCCAACCCTGACAGCGGTCCACGACCAGGCGAACGCGAACCACACGACATTCACCAACTTGGCCGCCAGCCACCCGACCACGTAGAACAACCCGGCCAGCAGCGTCAGCACCGCCCGACCGAGCTCGATCTGGCGCGCCTCCGCGGTGATCCGCTCCACCGGGACTCGGTCAAGAACTGCCATTGCGTCTCCTATCGCCAAGCCCCGAAGAACGGCTGCTCCTGCTCGACCAGCCCGTGCTCGATCGCGTGCGCCCGCGCCTCATGCGCCAGCACGGCGGCCACCGCAGCGTCGATGAGCAGCCCGTCGCCACGCTTGGCCATCTTCAAGTAGTGGGTGGTCAGCGTCTCGTCCTCACCAGGCCGCGGCTTCTTCTTCGACCCTTTCACCAGTACAGCGTTCTTCGCGTGCCTACTCAACACGTCATGCGAGGTGTACGTGATCTCCCCGGCACCGAACGAGGTGGTGAACCGTTCGATAGCCCGGTCCATCCGCTGCTCGACGTTCGTCGGGAAATCCACCACCCGCTGCTCGCCGAACGCGGCCACCCAGTTGTCCAGGTAGTCCTGCCACCGGTACGGGTCGGCGAACATGCACGCCACGTTGTACAGCTCGAACGCGTCCCGCACCACCCGATCGACCTCAGCCGTCGGAACCTTCCAGTCCGGGCCGTCAGCCTCGCCGCGCTCCCAGACCCGCACCACGAACAGCCGGCCATCGGAGATCCGCGAAGCGATCAGGGCCGTGGCGTCCCGGTATTTCGACCCGTCGAAACCGAGCGCGACCGCGTCACCCTTGACCAGCGCCTCGTCGTCCTTGGCCTGCAGATCCCACCGCAGCGGGTCCACGAACACCGACTGGCCGACGACGATCTCGTTCAGGAAGAACCGCCGCCGGTCCGCCTCCAGGTGCCGCGACGAACGGCACTCACCCATGATCCGGCCCTTGATATTCACCCAGCCGCCGCGCTCACGCGCCGAATCGCCGTACTGGCGCAACAACTCCCGGTACAGCGCCTCATCGTCGTCCAGGTCCTCGACCCGTTGCGTCTCAACCGTGTCCACGAACACGTCCCGGTCTGACGACTCCGCGGTGACCTGCGCCTCCGAGCCCTCCGTCGGGTCGTAGGCGTTCGTCAACTCCAACCAGCGACCGTCCATGCCGGCCACATTCCGCTTCACCGCGCCGCACACCCGGCGGTAGCCGCCCTGCAGGGTGAACAGATGCGACTCGGTGATCGTCACGAACGTCATCGGCGCACCCAGCCGGGCCTTCGCCGACGTCGTCGCCGGCTCCAGCTTCCCGCCGCTGGCAAGATCCACCTTCGTCTGCCCGACCTCGCGCACCGCGGGCAAGTCCAGGATCGGCCCCAGCCGAGCCATCGCCAGCAACGGCCGCCACGTGTTGTCCGTCTGATCTTCCGACGTGCCCAGACACACGATCAGCGGCGTCGGGTACGGCGCGCCCACCGGCTCACCGGCAGCGTTCCAGCCGTCGAACCGGGTCGGCCCCAACGCCTCGGCCCAACAGATCGCCGCCCCGAACGGGTCCTTGCCCCACTTCTGCGACCGCCGCAACTGAGCACCCGTGTGCGACAGTCCGATCGGGCCCGGCCACGGCTCAGCCTCCGGATCCAGCCGGTAGAACTGCAGCAGAAACCGCCACATCTCGTCCGTCAGCATGAACGGCTTACCCTGCCGGTAGCCGTCCGGGATCACGCAATGCGACTCGATCCACTCGCCAGCGTCATAACCCAGCGTTGGGTACTCGCCCTCGTGCTCAGGGCCGCGCCACGGCACTCAGACCGCCTTGATCCGACGACGAACATCCGAGGATTCGCGGTGCTCTTTCACCTCGTCGGCGACGATCTCCCACAACAGCATCCGCATCGCCTTCGGCGTCAAGCCCAGCCGGTCCTCGAGGTGCCGCGCCTCGGCAAGCGCATCCTTGTCGAGCACCTCTGCAGCCAACGCAACTCGGGCGTAACGGGCCACCACCCGCGTCCAGCCCAGACGCTGCCACGCGACCGCCTGCGGGGTGGCCCAAAGCTGCCGCCAGATGCGCTGGATCTGCGCGTTCGGCTTCCCGTCCAGCGGCCACGCGGGCGGCGCACCCTTGCGACCCTCGGCCGGCAGTTGCAGCGGCCCGACCCGCGAATTGCGGCGAACGGGGTTGATCTTAGGCGTGGGGGGCATGAGCGACCTCCCAAACTGTACAAATTGCGAGTCAGG